GGATATAAGAGATATAAATAAACAGATTGAGGATGAGAAACTTGAGGGAGAGTCATTTCCTGGCGATGAAGAAGATGAAAACTAGTTTTTTAAATAATTATAAAAATAATAAACTTGTCGATAATAAAAGAGCTAACTATCTTTTAGAACAAGCTGCTTATTATGCTTTTGATCTAACATCTAAGTATGGTATTGTTAAGATTAATCAAGCAATAACAGACGCCGCTGCTAAGTATAATATTAATGAAGATGTTCTCAGAGAAAAAATTAATGATGACTCTTTTGTGTTAACTGAAAGGAAAAAAAAATGAGTGATACAACTAACGATGGTTTTAACAAGCACGTAAGTATAATTAAGAATATTATAGATAAAAAATTTACTAAATCTAATGTTCAAGTAGGTGATATGTTAAAAAATAAAGCCTTTCAAGCAATTACTGATTTCAAGAATGGTTTTAAATATGTAACAACTACAAAAATACCAGAAACAACGAAAGAGAAATAATATGGACTATTCTGATCTTATTCAAACCGTTATAGAGGTGGGTGCTCCAGATCGTACCATTAGAAAGACTGATGCAGAGCATGAGAGAGATAAAAGGGAAAGAGAGCGAGAAATAGAGAATAAGAAAAAAGAATTAGAAAAAGCAAAGCTCCAAGCAAAAATTGAAAGAGAAAGAAAAAAGGCGGAAAGAGATAGAGCAAAAGCTAAACAGGCAACTAGTGTGAGTAAAGACTATCGTGGAGACATGAAAGATTCTGTTGAAGAAGCTTTAACAACCGCACAGCGTCTTAAGCGTGGGCGGATAATGAAACAGAAAGCAAAGATCATTCAAAGAAAAAAAGAAATTTCTCTAAGAAAAAGAGCTACACCAGAAAAACTTCAAAAAAGAGCGATGAAAAAAGCTCGAGATATATTGAAGAAAAAAATAACAGCTGGTAAGGACATGAAAGATGTTGGTATTGGTCAAAGACAACAGATAGAAAAACAGCTCGAGAAGAAAAAGGCAATTATTAAAAAAATTGCAAAAAAAATATTGCCTGATGTTAGAAAGGCTGAGAACGAAAGGATTAAACATATGAGGGGGGGAGACAAGGAATGAAATTAATAACTGAACATTCTAATGAAGTTGAATATATTGTTGAGGGAAAAAATAAACAACAGTATATTAAAGGTATCTTTCTTCAATCTGATATTAAAAATCAGAATGGTAGAGTTTATCCTTTTTCTGTTCTTAAAAAACAGGTAAGAAAATTTAATGAGAACTTTGTACAAAAAGATAGAGCTTTAGGGGAGTTAGGACATCCTGCTGGCCCAACAGTTAATCTTGATCGAGTTTCTCATATTATCACAGAATTGTATGAAGATGGAAAAAATTTCATTGGAAAAGCAAAAGTAATTGATACGCCGAATGGAAAGATTGTAAAAAATCTTCTTGAGTCTGGCGTTCGTTTGGGTGTGAGTTCAAGAGGTCTTGGTTCGGTAAAAACTAATAGGTCTGGAGTTAATGAAGTACAAGATGATTTTGTACTTTCTACAGTCGATATTGTTTCTGATCCATCTGCGCCTGAAGCATTTGTTAATGGTATTATGGAAGGTAGAGAGTTTAGTTTAACGGGCGAGTTGGAATATGATATTCGTAAAGAGATCAATAATACATTATCCAAAAGACTAGATAAAAAGAAGATTGAACTATTTCAAAAATTTATTAAAAACTTATAAGTTACATAAAGGAGTAATTAACATGGCTAAAGAAAATGGACAAATTGAAGAAGCTGATAATATGGAAAACGCTGAAATTGAGAAAAAAATAAACGAAGCAGGAAAAGATAAAGTTGCTGGTGAAGTTGAAATTGATCCAGAAACAGGTCGAAAAGAGGATGAGGAAGATGAAACAGGTGGATTGAAGAAAAGCAAAGATAATAAAACTTCAAAGTCAAATGCTTCACCTAAAGAAGACGATGAAGATTACGAAGATGAAGAAGAAGATGAAGATGATGTAGAAGAAGGTACATTACCGCCTGCACTTCAAAAAGCTATTGATGCTAAGAAGAAAAAAGGTGGCAAAGATAAAGATGATGATGAAGATGAGGAAGACGAAGAAGAATCTAAGAAAGAAGAAATCGAAGTTAATGTAGACGAAGATGTTGCTGCTCTAATTAACGGTGAAGAACTTTCTGAAGAATTCAAAGCAAAAGCTGCTACAATCTTTGAAGCGGCTGTTAAGTCTAAAATTTCTAAGATACGAAAACAGATTCGAGAAGAATCTAAGAAAGATCAAGATGATCGTATTGACACCATGCAGACAGAGATGACTGAGAATGTTGACCAATACCTCAACTATGCTGTTAAAGAATGGATGACGGAGAATAAACTTGCGATTGAAGGTGGAGTTCGTAACGAAGTCACCGAGAGTTTTATTTCTGGTTTGAAGAAGTTGTTTGAAGAACATTACATCGATGTTCCCGAAGAAAAAGAAGATGTTTTTGAAAGTCTAGTTGTCGAAAACGCAGAACTTGAGACAAAATTAGACGAACAAACAGAGAAGCATATGGAAACCGTGAAGGAATTAAACTCTTATAAAGCGCAATCTGTTTTCAAGACTATTGCAGAAGGAATGGTCGATACTGATGTTGAAAAGTTTAAAGAATTAACAGAAGATGTTGATTACGATACTGATGAACAGTATGCGGAAAAACTCAATGTTATTAAGAACAGCTATTTCAAGTCAGACAAGAAAGATAGTACTGTAACAGATAATAAGAAAACTGCAGGCACCAATAATCCAGTTGTAGATGGGAAAAGTGATGGACGTATGGACGGTGTAATGACAGCTATTTCTAACTTATCAAAAAAATAATGGACTGATTGAAGTTCAACCCTAAATTAATTTTTAATCAAAGGAGTACAAATATGTATTTATCAGAAAATATTTCTGAGAAGTGGAAGCCCGTAATGGAGCACAAAGACCTTCCAGAAATTAAAGACCCTTATCGCAGAGATGTTACTTTGCGTTTGTTGGAAAACCAAGAGAAGTTTCTTCAAGAAGCGGCTCCTACTAACTCTACTGGTGGTAACGTAGACAATTGGGATCCGATTTTAATTTCACTAGTACGCCGTGCAATGCCTCAGATGATTGCATATGACGTTGCTGGTGTTCAACCTATGACTGGCCCAACTGGTTTGATTTTTGCTATGAAAGCAAAATATACAAGTCAGGGCGGTGCAGAAGCGTTTGGTGCTGCTGGTACTGGTGCAGATGAGGCAGATACTTCTCATTCTGGTACAGGTACACATAACGCATCTGCTTCTGGTGCTAATCCGTTTACTGCAGCTGGTACATGGGGAACTGGTACAGGTATGGCAACTGGCGACGCTGAAGATTTAGGCGCTGGTGGAACTTTTGGTGAGATGGCTTTTACCATTGACAAACAGATGGTATCCGCTAAATCACGTGCTCTCAAAGCTGAGTACTCTACGGAGTTGGCTCAGGACTTGAAAGCAGTTCACGGCTTGGATGCAGAAACAGAATTGGCTGGTATTCTTTCTACGGAAATCTTGCAAGAGATTAACCGTGAAGTTATCCGTACAATTTATATTACTGCTAATACTGGTGCAGCTGATGCTACAACGCCTGGTACATTTGATCTTGACGTTGACTCAAACGGCCGATGGTCAGTTGAGAAATTTAAAGGTTTGATGTTCCAAATCGAGCGAGATCGAAACGAAATCGGTCATGCAACTCGGCGTGGTAAAGGTAACTTTATGATCTGTTCTGCTGACGTTGCATCTGCTATTTCAATGGGCGGTATGTTGGAATCTGGTCATGCGTTGAATGTAGACGATACAATGTCAACTTTCGCTGGTACAATGAACGGCATGAAAGTTTATGTTGATCCTTACTACACTTCTGGTGTTGGTCAGTTTTATGTTGTTGGTTATAAGGGTTCAAGTCCTTATGATGCTGGTCTTTTCTATTGTCCTTACGTTCCACTACAGATGGTTCGTGC